AGATAAGGTTGATTATTAGCAGTATGTAATAAAACTTTGTGCTTCTTAACAATTTCTTGAATTTTTTCTTGAATAGCTAGAGAGAATTGTATAATCTTAGATTCGATAACTAATATTTTTTCTCTCTGACGTTCAGAACCACTTCTTAAATCACTTAATAAACTACTCTTAAACTCTTGTGAAATGTTAGACAAATGTGTAATTTTAAATGGTATTAGAGGTGGTAGAAAATCAGACCATTTTGCTATATCATGTTCTTCTGGTATTTCAGTTGAAGAATTTGTCAATAAATATTCAGTTTTCTCAGCAAATTTCCTTTGAACATCAGGAAGTTGTATCAATATATCATCAATAACAGCTTTAATTTTATTTTGAATTTTTTCGGAATTTGTTTTCTTTAATACATTCCATGGTTCAGCAGAATCTCTTATGTCATAAGTTATACAAGCCAAATAAGTTAAACTGCTTAAATCTCCAGCACCTTCAAATGGATATCCTGAAAAAGAACGTACACAACCAGGATGTGTTTTTCGTGTTTTAACTGATGGAATAGAAGTTTGAATAGCAATTAAATAGGTTCCAAGTGTATAAAACAAGAGAGAAGTATTAAAAAAATCCTTATATGAAGGTATACTTTTTCCTTTTGCTGCCATAGCTTTAACTTTATCTTTATAATCACTTTCGCTTTCAACAGTAGCTTTAATAGTTTCAATAACAGAATTAATTATAAATTCTTTTTGCGGTTCAATATTAATACCCATAGCAATAGATAAAGCATTTACGATATTATTAATCATAATAGTTTCTGGTGTAATATATTTTATTGTTTTCTCTGTTAAAGCTGACATTATTTTATTGCCTGCGTCTTCTTCAATAACAGACCTTGATACAACTTTAAATCCTTCCTCAAAACCTTCTTCTGTATCAAAATCGCCTGGACAAATTGCCCAACCTGTATATTTATCTGTCCACCAATCACCATCATCACTTAATTGACCTATACTTGATTTAATTTGTTCCAAAGTATATTGATATGAATAGGGTGACAAAATAAAAGCAGTTGCCAATTGTTTTTTAAATGAAGGCATTAATGGTACACCAGTTTTTACACAATATAACCAATGTTCATTTTCTATTTCGCCAGAAATAGTTGTAATTCCTATACTAGGTCTTGTAAACTTTTCAGCAAATCTCAATATATCATTTTGTTTCTTTGTAAAATCTCTTTGACCCAAAATAACATTTAATAATTGTGTAAATGGAGATACTATTTTTTCACCAACTTCATCTATATTAGCACCTAATTTGTATTTTTGATTATTATATTTCAACATAAAATTAGTTTCTATTTTAGCTATTAATGGAATAATAGACATGAAGTATTCAAATTTGTTTTTAATTTCTTTTTCAAATTCTGATTTAGATAATTTATATTTTGAATCAAATTCACTAATGATATCTTTAAGAAGTAAATTTTGAAGTCCTAATTCATTTGTTTTAATACTTTCACAATTATCACCATCATTCTTAGGAATACTTACACATTTTTGTTGTAAATCACAAAGAATTGATGGTTCATCTGTTATACCACTTTCTTTTGATAATTCTCTATCTAGCACCCATTTATTACCCTTTCTTATGTAGTAGTCAGACTCATCAGCAATATTTTGAGAATATCCCTTAAATAATATAGCGTGTTGACCATCAACAACTTTTTTATTACCATCTATTAAAGTATCCGCTAGATAATTAGCTTGTTCTTCAGTTAAACCATTTTTTTTCATTTGGTCATTTTTAATATGTTCTTTTAAGTTTTCAGGATTTAAATTTAGAACTGCTTTAGCATAACCTTTTTTCTCATCATATTCTTCCATCACACCATAATTTGTTTTGTCATATTTTTTATCAAAATATATTATTTTGTCATTATCATTTTCTAATTGTTCTAATGATGTATACATTTTTGCTATAGTTATTGTTTGACAATTATCTTTTTTTTCTTCATCTTTAATTAAACCGTCATTGTGTTTTTTCTCAGTTTCGAATATTTCACTTACATCAGCAGGGAACATTAAATTAACATTTTGATTTGCTATAGTAGTAGTATATAATCTAGAATAATCTTTTAATATCAATTTACGGAGTATTTCAGAATTTGTAAATGTTTCTTCAGGTTCAAGTAATTGGTATCCTGTTTCAAAAACATCATTTCTTAAATTTCTATTAATTAATTCAATAATTGTAAATGCTTTTGAATTTATAGGTTTATTTTCTTTAACTGAAGCAAGTATTTTAAATATTCTTGAAAATTCAATTATAGACTTATTGTATTCAGAAATTTTTTCATCTATAAAACTCACGATTTCTTGATATTGTTTATATGTTAAATCGTCTGTATAAATTAAAAATGGTTCTAAATATGAAACGACGTCAACAATTGACAATTTTCCTTTAATGTATTTTTTAATTAAATTAAATAATATACGGGTTTTTGGTATTATATTTTGAATATATTCTGAATACAACTGTACTCTAGTCATACCTTTTAGTTGTTCTTCTGGAAAATTTACGATATAGTTTCTAAAACCATCAACAAAATCATTTTCATTAAATTCTAATACAGCATTTACATTTTCAACAAATACATTTGTGACATTTGTTTTTTTCTTTAAAAGTTGCCAATAATTTAAAAATATTTGGTTTAAATTTGCTCTGGTAAGTATATCTGTTCCTGGTAAATTTATTTTTGAAAATCTAACTGTTGGTTCAGGTAATGTCATAATAGATTTAATAGACATCATATCGTTATTTGTAATCTTTACCCTAACTGTTGTCATTTTAGATGATGTGGAATCAGTAATATCTAACTTTGTATCGCCAAGATTATATTTTGATATAACAAAACGTCTATTTCTTACCATATTATTGCTAAAAACAGACGAATATAAGTCTTCTAAGTTATCTATAATAGTATTAATATTACAATTTACTTCTTTTTCTATAATTATATCACTGAAATTTTCATCACTAACATAATTAAATGGCATAAAATATTGTGCTATGTCTGAATAAAGAGCAGTATATTTATTACTTTCAGCTGGTAAATTATTAGACTTATAATTATTTATTATTTCATTCATATCGGAAAGACTAGTACCTAAATCCAGATTAATTATATCATTATTATCTTCATCAATATTATCTACGTTATATATTTTCTTTATATTTTTAACAACTGGTAAAATCCAATATAAATTTAAGTCGAATTTTTTCAACCATGATTTGAGTGGTTTATAATCAGCAGCCTTTATTAAGACACCTTCAATATTGCCATATTGGTCAGTAAATGAAAAGAATTCTCTCAGTTGTTTAAATCTCTCTATCATTATGTGAATATTATTTAATACACGAGGTGTTCTTTGTGTATCAGGAACAGTAGAGAGAATATCATCCAATAAATCAGCAACTTGTACTTCAATACTATACCTTTGTTGTTGAGCAGCAACGTCAATAAATTGAACAACTGGTCCTAATTCTTCATCTCCAAATTTAATTTGGTCTGCTCTTACTATAAATTCTCTTAATTGTTCTTTTACATCTTTTACAGGAACAACAAACTGTATATCTTCAATAGGCACAACTTTCTTCTCTATTTCTAGTTCAGGCATTTCTAGTTCACCTTCTTCAACCTTTTCTAACAATTCCTCGTCAACTTCTTTTCTAAGTGGTTCGGTTGGTTTTTCAATAATTTCGATATTCTCAATAGGTAAATTTTCTGGAATACCTTTATAATCAAAATTAATATAGATAACATCATTATCAGTTGTTTTGATTTCAATCATATCTTCCTCTAAATTTGTAATTTCACCAATAATAATAGCTGGATTAGGTTCATCAAAAATAATTTTAATCCATTTACCTGGAAGAAGACCATTTTGTCTAGCGAAACTAGGTGAATCCGCTCTACTTAATATTTCAATCATCGTAATATTACCATCACCTAAAATACCGTCTTCTGATATTTTGACCTTAATTCTATTTAATGTATCTGTGTTAATTAAATAAGTTTTTGTTTTATCAATATAATCAATAATAAATGTTTGTTCGTTCAAATTTTCATTTGTAGGATTAGTGATATGAATTACATCACCTAATTGAAGTTCTAATTCTATATCTTTTTCTTGTTGAGTTTCTGTTTTTAATTCTTCAGACATTGTTCTATAATTATATTAGATATTTTTATACTTAAGTAAAAATCTATATAAATATAGTTTAAAGACAATTCTATTATTATTTATAATAGATATGTACACATATAATATATCAAGTATTCCTGGATTTAATGAAATTTGCGTTTCTAATGATAATTGTAATTCAAATATACTAAAATTAAATAAAGTTGAGTGTAGAACTAACAGTTCATTATACAAAGTTGTTAGATATGATAAAGATTGTTTATGTGTTGACCTTATTCCATCTTATGGTTTATGTCGTTCTGTTATTATTAATAGTGATGATAGGGTTGTTGGATTTTCTCCACCTAAATCATTAAAAGCTGAAAATTTTATGGTAAAACACCCTATTTTGTGTAGTGATAATATTGTTATTCAAGAATTTATTGAGGGGACAATGATAAATGTGTTTTTTGACCCTTCTATTGGACTTACAGGGGGCTGGGAAATATCTACACGTAATACTGTTGGTGCTACTTCTACTTTTTATAAGAGTTCATCATCTAAGACTTTCAGAGATATGTTTATGGAAGCTTGTTCAGAATGTAAGTTAGATATTAATCAACTCGATCAAGAACTTTGTTATAGTTTTGTTCTTCAACATCCTGAAAATAGAATTGTCGTACCATTTAATAAACCTAATTTGTATCTAGTTGCTGTTTATAAAATATTAGGTGGCAATACAGATAATGTAAATGTTGAAAGTTATAATGTGGAAGATTTTATACATTTCTTTAATGAAAAAGGAATACTTGTTAAATTTCCAGAAGCATATAAATTTGAAAATTATTCAATGTTACTTGAAAAATTCGGGTCTATGAATACACCTTATCATGTAGTTGGAGTAGTTATTCATAATAGACAAACAGGTGAAAGAACTAAGATAAGAAATCCTGTATATGAACAAGTACGACATCTTAGAGGTAATCAACCTAAGTTACAATATCAATATCTTTGCTTAAGAAAAGAAGGAAAAGTTAAGGACTTTTTGAAGTATTATCCTGAAAATAAATCTGATTTTTCAAAATTTAGAGACCAAGTTCATCTTTTTACCCAAACGTTATATTCAAATTATGTTTCTTGTTACATTAAAAAAGAAAAACCATTAATAGAGTTTTCTGAACAATATAGGACACATATGTTTAATATTCATCAAATATATATGAATAATTTGAGAGAAAAAAGGCAGTTTATAAATAATACACTAGTACAAAAGTACGTTAATGAGCTTCATCCATCACTTCTGATGTATTGTTTGAATTTTCAAATGAGAAAGCGAAATGTTGATAATATCAAAGCAACTGATGAAAGTAATTAATAAAAATTTAAAATTAAAAGAAAATAAAAGAAAATAAAAGAAAATAAAAGAAAATAAAAGAAAATAAAAGAAAATAAAAGAAAATCTTTAAATTAATATCAACTATTTAATGATTTGAATAATTGATATTATAATTTGAATAACATATCATAAATTTGACCAATAGTATTTTTTTTATTTAATGTTATAAATTTATCATTAAAATAATTATTTGAAACTTTTTTTGGATTATTAACTAAAAAATTTTTTCTAGTTTGCTTTTTTGGTTGCGGTTTTTCAAATAAAAAATCTGGCACTGAATTTTTTTTTATTAACATATATATTTAAATTATAAATTATTATAAAATCTTTTTAAATAATTTATAAATATTTTTTATTTAGCGAGGAACCAATCTTAAGAAATCCTTTCTTAATTTCATAAAAACATCAATTGAATTGTTAATACATTCTTTTAAATTTCCTTTAATACCAGAAACATCTGTTGGATTAGTATATGCTACACGAATTATACTGTAAGAATCGTGTGGATGTAATTTCTTAAAACCGCAAAATTTTAAAACTTTATTTTCATAAAAGTTTGTAAGCAAGAAATATTCAATAACTTTACCAAGTGTATAGTCTTCATTTTCAAGAATTATATCATAACAATTCATCATAGTGGTTTCAGCCACTTTAATTTCTAATTCATCTTTTTCAATCAATGCGTCAAATTCTTGTAATTTGCTTATCATTATTTTACACGCCAAAATAAGCAACTCACCATTCGTATAAACTCCAATAGTTTGAATAATAAAATCAAAACTATCTTTCTTAAAAATCCTTTTCCCTTCTAATAGTTTCCAATTTATTGCTTCAAATTCAATTTCTTCTGCTTTTTTGCCTTCGTCCTTCCATTGTTGTTTTAATTGCTGTAATTTGGATTCTTGAGTTGTTTCATCAATTGTATTTCCATATGAACAAGTAGATACTACATTATAAGCACCATCTTCCTTGGCAGTTCCTATGTCAAATTCACAAGTAAGATGTATAATTTTTCCATATATTTCTTCACTAGGTTTTGCCTTTAATCTGACAAAATCAATATAATCCCCTGTCAAATCATTTGATGGGAAAATTTCACGGATTTTGTCTTCAGATAAAGGTTTTCCAGAAATTAAATCTTTAATTACAAAATCCTTTGTAGTAACATAAATAGTTGTATCAGTATTATTCTGGACATTGAGTTCCAAAATATAATTTTTAAGTGGGAATTCTTCAACATCTTTTATATAAATTGGTATACAAGATAGTCGATGTTTAACTATCTCATTATTTAAACCACAAGTATTAGCAATAATATTACATTTATTTTTATCACTTGGTGATACCCTAAAGACTACCATAGGAATTTCTGATAAAATTATTCTTCTTAAAGCATTAGCTATACTTACATTAACACCACTTAGAGTGAATTTTAATTTATCATCTCCAGCACCAGAAGTAAGTTCTACGCGCGGAACAATTGTAGAATTATTATTAGAGGATGACATCTTTAAATTTAGATCCATTATATTTACTATATCTTTATATTTAAATTAATAATTTTAATTCATTTTTTTTTAAAATGAGTTAAATATTAAATTACATTTACTAAGTATATATTAAGATGAGTAGTATTTTATATTACAGTAAATATTGTGAGGTTAGTAAAAAATATTTACAGCTTTTATCGAAATCAGAATTTCAAAAAGATATTCATTTTATATGTATTGACAAAAGAATAAGAGATTCAAATAATAAAACATACATTATTTTAGAAAATGGACAAAAAATTATTTTGCCGGAAAATGTCACAAAAGTTCCAGCTCTATTATTGTTAAATCAAGGTTATCAAGTACTATATGGCGAACAAATTTTACAACATTTAAAACCAAGACAACAACAAGAAATTAGACAAGCTACACAAAATAACATGGAACCTATGGCATTTTCATTAGGTGGTGGAGGTTTTGGTGATGTTGTTTCTGACCAATACAGTTTTTTAGACCAAGACGAAGAAGACTTAAAAGCAACAGGAAATGGAGGTATGAGACAAATGCATAATTATGTTGATTTAAATACTGCTTTTAATAGTGGTATTTCTAATACAGGAACAAATGAAGATTTCAATACAACTATTAGAGGTTCAAAAAAAATGGGCGAAGATGTTTCTAACCAACAAATGGAGAGTAAATTGAAACAAATGCAAGAACAAAGAGATGCTGATATTCGTGCTATTACTGGAAATAGACCACCTATGAGTTTTTAATTTAATTAAAATTTATAAATAATAATTTTTTATTAATTATAAATATTTGTAATTAAACCAATTTAAAAAGAAAATTAGAAAAATAAATAATGTCAAACATATTAACTGCGTTTAATGATCATTTCTTAGAATTTTTAAACGATATTCAAAGCGTATTTCCTGAAGATGTTGATGTTTTATCAGCAAAAAATGCTCTTATTGCCATTAGAAAAGCAAATCCAAAAATGATAATTAAAATTTGGAAGGCATTTATAGCAGATAAATACAGAGAAAAAATTGAATCAGGTGATATTTCATTCTTTTTGACAAAAGATTATTCAAATGATGTAGCTAATTCAAATAATTCAGATAAAATTATGGAATCTATCAATAGACTGAGAGAACCCATTAAAAATATGGGACCGGATAATCAATCGAAAGTTATGAAATATATTAAAAATCTTACCAAGTTATCTGATTTATATGAATAAATTCAATTTAATGAAGAAAAATAAATTAATATTTATTATATATTTTTATATAAGTTTGACTTAAATAAAATTAATATATAATAAATAATAATGTCAGAAAATACTAATTCTGTACCAGAAGAGTTTATTAAGGTAATTAGAGATTTTGTAGGTGATTTAAAGACAACTTTTCCAGAATATAATACATTTATTGATAAGTGGTGGAAAAGTAAAGAAAATTTCAATTATATTGATGAAGAAGATGAACGTATAAAAGCATATGAAAAAACAGAGAAGAGTTCAGCAAAACTTTTGTTTGATTTTTGCAAGAAAAAATTGCCACCAAGATTTTTCGATATTTTATATCAAAATGATGAAATATTTAATGAAGATTCAGAAATAGATACGGAGTTTTTTCCCAAGATACATTTTAAAAACTTATGGCAATGTGATATTTCAGATAAAACAAAAGAAACAATTTGGAAATATTTACAATTAATGTTATTTTCAGTAGTTGGAACATTAGATAATAAAGATGCTTTTGGTGATACAGCAAAAATGTTTGAAGCTATTAATGAAGAAGAGTTTAAAAATAAACTACAAGAGACTTTATCACAAATTCAAGGATTATTTGATATGAGTGGTGGAGAGATTCCATCTAATTTAGGTGAAGGTTTAAATCCAAATGATTTACCAAATGCTGAACAAATTAATGAACATATTACAGGAATGTTAGAGGGTAAAATCGGTCAATTGGCCAAGGAAATCGCAGAAGAAACCGCAGCTAATTTGAATATTGATTTTGAAGATGCTACTGATATGAAAGACATATTTACAAAACTTATGAAGAATCCAACAAAACTCATGGGATTGGTTAAAACAGTTGGTGATAAACTTGATAATAAAATTAAGTCTGGTGAATTGAAAGAATCAGAGATGATTCAAGAAGCAACAGAATTAATGAATAAAATGAAAAATATGCCAGGAATGGGAAATATACAATCCATGTTAAGTAAGATGGGAATGGGTGGAATGAGTGGACTAGGCAAAATGAATACTGGAGCGATGGAAGCTCAATTGAACAGTCGTCTTAAGATGGCAAAAACAAAAGAGAGAATAAGAGCCAAGGCCGAGGCTAACGCGAAAGCAAAAGCAGAGGCGCAATTAGCAGCACAAATGGCAACTCAAAATCAACCAAAAATGACAGATGAAGAGATATTAAAATTTATAAACTCAGAAGAAAAAGTAGAGCGAACACCAAGAGGAAATAAAACACAACAAAAAAATAAGAAGAATGGAAATAAATAAGTATAAAATAAAATAATTTAATAATATATATGTCATCATTTCAAATATATTATTATGTTCAGTCACAAAATAAAAAAGCATTAGAGAAAATGGAAATTGATTTAGATAAAGTAGTGCGTAATGGAGATGATATATCAATTCAAAATGTTAAAGAACAAATTAAGAGTAATCCTAAATTTTGTAGAGATGAAAAATCTATTACATATAATTATTTTGTATCACTTATATCATCAGATATAGTACTATATGCTTTAAATGAAGATAAAGTAGTATTAGGAGCATTAGCATTTATGTTCAACGTAAAAGATGGTAATAGAATAATATTGTTTAATGGAATTTGTTCGCCAGATACATATTCGAAAAAAGGAATTGGTAGAGAGTTAATTAATACATTAATAATAATCGGTAAAGCATTTGATATAAGATATATATATTTAGATTGTGTAGGAGAAAAAATTAAAAAATACTACGAAAAATTTGGTTTTAAGTTAGAAAAAACAATAAATAAAAAATCATATGATTCAGATGAAGATTCTGATGAAGAG